CCCGGCCCGTCAAGCGCCCCTGGCCATTGACTTTATAGGGGCGGAAAAATATACTAATAGCCGCTTTTCGGACCCGCGTTCCGACGCGATGGCGAGGTAGGCCAATCGGTGAGTTTTTCCATCCCCCCTGATTTCCCTTAAGTCATTATTTTATAAAGGGATGGAGAATTTCGGGAGGTTGCAGTTCGTGTCAGAAAGCGTCCCTTTTTCCAGCCTTTGGGCGAACTATGGGCAAGGCGCGCCTATCACAGTTGGCGTCTGATATCGATCCCCCACAGGGCTTCGGCTGCCCGCCAGTAGACATCGACGTCGACGGCCTGGTCGAGAAAGAACATCATGCTCAAGCTGCGGATTTATGATGTGGACAATAACCGTATTTTTCCTTTGAAAGATTGCAATTATAGCAAAGCACCTGTAAGCCCGGCGGATAATTATTTCGGACAACCCATAGATAAAAACGATTGCCTCCTGTGCTTATTCCCAGTTCTCTTCTATGTTTGGCCCCGTCGTTATTGATATGATCGAGTGATAAAAATTCCTTTTGCGTCTCCCCGCAACAGGTGCATCTATCGCCATAATGGGCAAATATCTTTTCCCTTAAAATTCGACGGCGCTTAATGGATTCCAGTTGGAGTCTTTTTTTGTGCTCTTGATAATAGTTCCGACTATATTGATTGGATTTTTCTTTGTTTTTCAGATACCATTTATGCGAGGCCTGGGCAAGTTCATCTTTATGCGCCAAGGCCCATTCTTTTTTGTATTCTTTTTCTCTCGCCCTATTCTTGAACACAATATTATTTTATCAAAGAACCCTGCGGATATCAAGTCCATTCCAGAGTTCTTGCGCGCAGCGCCAGTACACGTCTATATCAACTGCTTGGCTGAGATCGCCAGGGCGGCATGCATCTGATTTCATGGACATTGGCATCCATTCGATGAAACGGATGTGCCTCACCCGCTCCTTGATCCGCTTGACCGTGTCGATGCGCCACTTCGCGTTGATCGACCAGCGCTCCGGATTCGTCGGGTGCTGGATCCCCCGCTTCTCCGGCGGGATATCATATCCCCCACCGTCGTCACTCAGGCAATAATACTTCGCCTGGCTCCAGCCGACGCCCGGGCGCTCCGGCGTGGGAATGAATTCCTCGGCCCAGTTCTCGTAGAGGTCGCAGCCGTGCCAGTGGCCGCAGAGGTCGGCCCATCGCCAGCCCACGGCCTGGAGCTCGTTGACGATCCCCTTGCCGGTTCCCTCGTATTCCTCGCCCGTGCAGGATATCGGAAGTTCGACCTTGATCTCGTCTCTCAAATAGTTGGCAAGGGGTAAGGCCCAGGTCCGGCACCAGTCGCGGATCTGCTGCACCTTGACGTTCCCATAGCCGCCGTCTCCCGGCGCCTTCTGCTCGTTTCCGAGGTGGACGAGGTTGCCCTTCGTCCCGACAATATCCATGACCTGCTTCAAGCACCACTTCCAATAGGCCATCGCCTTCTCGCTCACGTCCCAGTACGAGTCTATCCCGTTGATGTTGTTCCACGGATCGGTGATGAACCAGGCATAATCCACGGACTTCATCTTCGCGACCTGGAGCCCGAAGAAATCCATCATCAGGCCCATCCCGCATTTGGCCGCCATCCGCTGGAAGCGCTCGAGGAGCCGCACCCAGTCGGGATTGATCTTGTAGAGGTCCCACGGGAGGACACCACTTCCGGCGGACTGGAAGGGCTGGAGCCTCACCCGTCCGTCCCCGGGCCAGCCGAGGAAGGTCCTGATGTAGTTGCAGCCGGCCTTCCCGAGCCTCGTCAGCGACTCCATGAGATCGTCCTCGGTGTAGTCGGCCCGCCAGATGTCATAGGAGAACAGGACGAAGTCGGCCTCCTTCTTCGGGTCCGGCGGCTTATGCGTCCGGCAGGCCAGCCTCGGCTCCTCATACACCGTCTCCGTCGCCGGGCACCACCTGGTCGCCTCCCGCCCCGTCGCCGAACAAGCCCTCCACTTAGGGAGGGGCGGCTCGGGAGGCTTGTGCACGGCGCACGTGGACGTCGGCACATCGGCCTTGAGCACCCGCTTCTCCTCCACGAGCGGGCAGTCCGGATTTTCCAGGAGCCCCGTCTCTTTGCAGGTTTTCACCGTGTCCCAATAGTAGCCGCACCAGCCCCAGTTCTTCCCCCACATCTCGCAGATTATCTTCTTGAGGCTCATTAAAGTCGCTCCTTCCTACCATGTGGCGAGCTGCCGCCAGCCGCCGTCGGCATAAGTCTTGACCGTGTTGTCGACCGTGTTGATGCAGACCATCCCTTCATAGCTCCATGTCGGATCGCCCGTCGTCGTCTTGTAATACACGCCGGGGATGAAGACGTTCTCAAGCTTGTAGGTCGTGATCCCGACGCCTGAGATTTGGATGTCGTAGAGGCGCGTGTCCGCGAAGAACTTGAACCGGCCGTAGGAGTCAGTCTGAAAGGGGTTGTCCTTTTCAACGGCCCCCTCCGGATCGGCCCAGATTGTCGGTTTTGTAGACGTGCCCGGGAGAAAGATGGTCACCGTCGCCAGGATTGGCGCGCCGCTATTGCTCAAAACCGCATCTTGATATCCTACTTTCATCGTCGCCTCCTATCAAGACATTTCGAGATGGATCAGGCATTTTCCCCCGTCATTCTGCGGCTCCGTGATTTTGATTTCATGGAAGCCGTCGGAGGTGATTAGGTCTGTGATGTCCATCTCCCCGGTCCCGGCCGTAACGAACGCATGTCCGGATGTCCCATCCCCGAGGGCGCCGAGGCCGGACTTAGTCAGGATATTTGAAGTCTTATCGACGCCATCGATATAGACTTTGAGTGCGTTGGGATAGGTCTTCGGCGAACCCCCGGCATTCGCCGTATCCCCCGTAATCGTGACCGCATCTCCGCCGCCCGCCGCCACCTGACCGCCATTGACCGTGACGGCTTGGTTTCCTCCCTGGCCCGTCTGGCTGGTTCCCGTCACGACATCGGGATGAGTGTGGTTCGGCTGCGTTCCAGTAAGAGTCCCGGGGCCATGCGGATGGGTCGGCTGTGAGCCGACCAGGGAGCCATCCCCGTGGTTATGTTGCTTGAGTTCGGTATAAAAGGCCTGGTGGAGTTTGGCGCCCTTGAGCTCAAGAAGGACCTCGCCTTCAGTGGCTGCCTTCTTGAACCGGAAAAGGACGCAGCTCTCGTTCTCGCCCGAGCTGTGGTAGACCGCGTTCCCCTCGTGGAACATGCGGATCGGGTTGTCGCGCCAGGTGAATTTCTGCGTCGAGCTCAGATAGGCCGCGATCTGCCGGTCGGAGGGGGTCCCGTCGGGCCAGGAGATTTTCGTGTTGAGGAACTCCTCGAGGACCGGGGATCCTGTCGCCTTGTAGAAAATTCGCACTTGCTTCCCCGCGTCGTTCTGGTTGAACTCGATGAGCCCGGTGCCCTTGCCGTCCGTCGGCGGGTAGTCGACCCGGAACTCTCCCTGCGCCGGCGCCGTGAGGACCTCCGTGAAGTAGTCGGAGATGTCGTAGCAGTAGACGGTCACCGTCGAGGGGGCTTCTTTTTTCGGGAGCTCGAGGAGCTGGATCGTGTAGGGCGAGGAGGAGGGAATATAGAGGTTGTCTTCGGTCTTGTCGATGGTCATATAGGCGTCGGTGAAGGGGTTATAGCGCCAATTCGAATAAGCGTTCTTGAATCTTTCGGTAGGTAAAGGCATCTTCTTTCTCCCTTAATTCAATTTCCGCCAAACTCCACTTGAGGCGGCCTCTATGGTCACCGTTTGCGATGCGACCTCGCACCGAAACTGCATCTGGACGGTTCCGGCATTGGCCCCGTTTACGAGAATGCCTTCGATGAGTATGAATTTATTGGCCGTGAGCTGAGAGGGGTTGGAGGTCGGGATTGAAAAACCAGAGACTTCCTCATGGGCCAGCGTCGGGCCGATCTGAAAATATTCCTCGCGGAACCTAAACACTGTCGGACTTGCCGGCCCGGTAAACTGAAGCCAGATTCCGCATGTGGCGACGGTCGTCGATACCTTGAGGACAAACCGGAAGTTATATTTCTTATTGGCTTCTACGGCAAAAGACAATCCTGTAACATTGGCCATTACCTGGGTGCTGTTGGCCACGTCGGACGAGACGTACATCACCCCGGACCCGGCCAGGAGTGCTGCGACCGATGCCTGGAGCGCCGCAACCGCGACATAAAGCTCCTTCGTTCGCTTGTCCGATAGCCGCTGCTCGTCGTCGGATGCCTTGATTTCTTCAGTCAATATTTCTTCCAGGGGATGAGGGTTCTGCTCGCAATCGAGCTCGGCGAGTATGCCCTCCTTCGATATCCGGTACAACACCCGGTCGATCGGCAACTCGTAGGCGGTGCCCTCGTGGGCCGTGATCCTTATTTTTCCCGCCGGGACAATCTTCGCCTGTGTCTGATCGAGGAACACGTTCACGACCTTGGCCTTGATTTTGGGGTTTTTCTTATCCGTCAGTATCTGCTCCGCCCAGGCCAGCGCATCAGCGCCGTCAAGAATATCGGGCGCTGTGACAAGCTCCTCTCGCAGGCCGTAGGTCGAGATCGAGGTCGCATCCAAAACCGTGCCGACGATGTTGGTCCCGCCCGCCTGAATCTGCCCCGCCTTGACGTAGAGCTTGTTCCGTACCGACAGCGGGTCCTCCTCGATTTCGACATCCTGGAAGTGTTCCCCCGCCCAGTAATAATAGTTGACGTCGGTGCCCTTGGCGCGGAAGTAGAACTCCCGGGAGTCGTCGACGCCGAACTCGTATCCCTCGACGAGGTTGGCGAGCTGCTGAATAGCATCCTTGGCCCGCGTATGATCGAAGCTGATGTCCGTGACCGTGTAGGACGTCGCCTCGATCTTCGAGGCGTTGTAGGCGATCTGGGTATTCGGCGCGACGGTATTCTCGATGATGTCTTTGAGGATGACGCTTATTTCCTGGCTCTGGTAGGATTCCGTGACCGTCACCCAGTCGAGCTGCTCGAAGAAGCCGAACCCGACATAGCGATAGGGCGGCTTCTGGCCGGCCTTGGGGATCGTCTGGATGAATCCGGAGAACCAGGGCGAAGGAGAAAAATATGGGTGTACGTCGACCCGCGTCCTGTAGCTTACGGGAAACGCGGGAAGCGAGCCGAGCACAAACGAGAACGCCCCGCAGCCGAAACTCATAAGTTCCCATTCCAGGCTTGATAATTTGCCAAGTTGAATATCAGCTCCGACCTCGCCGATTTTCAGCTGAGATGTATTATAAAAAATCAACTTAAAACCTTTAATCGTCAGAGCTTCCGGCGTGTATGTAGGCACGCCCGTTTTTATGCCTAAAATTCTTTGTTCACGGAATCTTTTTTCTTCACGGAGCCGGGGAGACATTTTAGGTTGGACCTCCGAAGTGGCATTCCTTACAAAGAGTAAGGCCGTTATTTATATCGAACCGTTTTTCCGGATATTCCGCGAAAGGCAAAAGATGATGGGCATGAAGATAGATGGCCTTTCCGTTCCCGCTTTTAGCTCCGCATTTTTGACAGGTATAATCATCTCGATTAAAAACTGATCTTCGCCATTGTTTGAATTCAAGAGATGTTCTTATCTTTTGATTTTCAGGAGTTATGCCACCCTTCCAATTAGAACTATTTTCCCCAAGGAATTTCCCCGGGAAGAGAACCCGGAAGCGTTTTTGAGCTTCCCCTATTTTTTTCTTCGTTTTTTCAGAAAGAATCTTTCCCCAACACGGATGATCTTCTTTCCTGAGAAATTTTTTCCCCTTATTTGCTGGTCTTTTTCCTTTATTTGCTTTCGCTATTTTTATTTTTGTTTCTTCTGTATGATGATAATCAAGGCGATAATTTTTGCCCTTATTTGCTTCGCTCTTAGTTCTTGTTTTTATTCCATGCTTGGTTAACCATGCCCATATAGTTTTGGAATCTCGCGCGCAGATTTTGGCCAGGGCATGTGTCGATAATCCCTCGATAGTATATTTTTGTTCGAGCCAACCCCTGTCTTGATACGGTTTCATGATAGTCTAATTATATCATAATCAATATCTTATAGCCAAGCCTCAAAAAACTGGACCGTTATCGTCACGTTCGCCCCTGTGTACTTAAATAAATTCGCCCGCCCGCCAAGGAGCCGGAGGAAAAGCCCGGAGAACTTCGAGATGATATCTGTCGTCCCCCGCTTCACCGTCCCATTCGCGCAATCCACCGTAACGGTCGTCCCGTTCACGTTGAGCGCATCCTGAATCCTAAACTCGCGGGCGCTGTCGGTCGTGTTCTCAAGTTTAAAGTCCGGGTTATCGGCAGCCATGGCGAAAATGATTGTCGGGAAGACTTCCACCTTGCCGCCGATGTCCCATTGGAATTCTTTCGGCGAGCTCGTGGTCGTGATCTGTTTCTGCTGCGCCGTTATGCCGTACCAGAAGGGGTCGACGGCCAGCATCCGGATCGAGACGGTGCCAAAGTTAAAGCCAACGGTCGAAGGGTACTCGTGGGAGACATCCTCGATTTTCCTGATCCGAATCTGCCGGCCACGGTTCTGGATCTTGAAGTCCTCCTTGACGAGGTGTTCGGCCAGGGCATCCCATTTCGCGTTATATTCGGCGTCGGAGGCGGCCCAGATTCGGCCCGAGATTTCGATTATACGCTGAGAAAATTTCCCGTCCGAAACATCCTTCGCACCGTGGACGTAGGCGACATCGAGGACGGCGCTTTTTTTGGCGATGGGCTCCGAACGCAACTCGAATTTTTGGGGAAGGTAGAACTCCTGGCCGACGCTGTCGATGAGTTTGATTTTCTGGTCGGCGGCCTCGGTATATATAACGGGAATTGTCATCAGTACCTCCTCCCCTTGCTGATGGTTTGAGTAGTCCGCTCGGCCAGGCGTTTCGATATTTCGTCCAAGTCACCGGCGTTCGAGATGTTCCCATAAAAATAGTTTTGCTGCCGGAGCGACACGCCCGCGCCCGCGAACGCCAGGGCGCCAGGCCTATCAAGCGGGATGACCGCCTCCGGGCCGCGCTCGCCGATCATCGCATAGGTCGGGCGGGTGACGATACCTCCCTCGGCCAGATGGATTTTGCTGAAGAGCGCTGAGACGCCTGCGATCGCGACGCCGACGAGGGCCAGGTTGAGCGGGAAGGGAATCGATTGCATCACGGACTTGATGACATTCGCGATGGCCACGGCCTTGGCCATAAGGACTTCCTTCACCGAGGCAAGGAGCATTCCCGTCACGAGATCCCGGAGCGCCGAAAGCGCGGTATTGACCGTGCTCTTGAACGCTTCGCCAAGAGCACCCAGAATGCTTGCCCCGCCCTCCCCCCATTTCCTGAAGGCGTCCAGCGTACTTGAGAATAAAGTGCCCAGGATATTCGTGATCGCGCCCTTTGTATTCTCGACGAGCTCTGTCCAGCCCGTGGCGTCCTGTTCGGCCTTCTGTTTCTTTTTTTTGTAAAAAACATCCAGAGCCTTGAGAAGCTCTTCTTGTTGCGCGATGGTCCATTCCTTGGATTCCTTTATGCGTTGCTCCTCCGCGAGCCGTTCCTGGTCGATCGCCCAGAGCTTGTATTGAAGTTCGCCCATGGTCATCTGATTGATCGCGTCAGTGATCGACTGCTTCTCCACGGCGAAGGCCTTGAGGGCTTCGATCCGGGCGACAGTTTGCTGGTCTTCCTGGTCGGCGATGAGCTGGGCGAAAGCGATCCTGGCTGCAAGATCTTGGTCCCGGAAGCTCTTCTCAAGCGCGGCACGCGAAGCCTGATAGGTTTGCTCGGCCTGGAGAAGAAGCGCCGCCTTCTCTTTTTCATCCGTGATCTCTGAGGTTATAGAGGCCTTTCTCGCGGTGTATGCTTGTTCAAGCGCGAATCTCTCGTAGTCTCGCTCTTTCATCGTCGCCTTGGCGATCTCGTCCGTGAGCTGCCGGCGCGTGGTCATGATCGCTTCGGCCTGCTTCTTCGCGGCTTCCGAGGCCATCGCTGCCTTTATTTCCGCATTGGCTTTATCGAGAAGAGCCTGCCTTTCTGCGTCGATGACCGCCTTCTGTTCTTTTCCTATGGCAGCAAGCGCCTTTTGAATTTCAACACCTTCTTTGCCCTTCACAATCGCCATGGTCAAGGCGGCGATATTACCGTGGTAGGCCTCGATCAGTTTGGACATCTCCCCATAGTGCCATCCTGCCGCGACGGCTGCCTTCGAGAGGTCCTCGACGAGCTTGTTCTCTTGCTTCGTAAGTTCCGACCCCGCCGCATTGGCCTTGTCCTGCGCATCCTTTACGGCCAGGTATCCCACGGCCAGGCCGGCCAGCGCCGCGGTCACTATCGCGATGGGGCCGAGCTGAAGATTGGTCACGACGCCCAATGTCTTCATCGATCCGGCCAGTTTTCCGAGGACTATCAATGTACCGCCGACGGCCGTCGTCAATACTCCCAGCCCCGCCCCAACCTTAATGAGTCCGCTGGAAAGGTTGGGATGTGCACTCGTCCAGTCTTTTACTTTAGTAATAACCCCCGCAATTTTATCGACGAGGCCAGTAAGATTCGGCACCAGCATCCTTGCAACATTATTTCCCACTCCGGTAATGGAGCCCTTGAGTTTGTCCAGGGTATCCTTGAATTCGTCCGCTTTTCGACAGTCTTCTTCACTGAGAACCTGGCCAAGATCATGGGCTTCTTTCTTCATTTTATTAAGCCCCGAAACCCCGCCGGCCATTATCGGGAGGAGATCAGTGCCTGACCTTCCGAATAGTTTTACGGCTGTGTCGGCACGAATGGTAGGGTTTTCTATCGCCGCCAGCGCCGTAGAGATTTTTTCAAACTGCCGATCGGGGGATAGCCCGATAAGTTCTTGGGCGCTGAGGCCGAGTCTTCCCAAGGCATCTTTGGCCTGGTCCGACCCTGCCGCCGCCTCAACAATGCTAACAGCCATCTTTTTTGCGGCTTTTTCGATACCGTCTATGTTGGTTCCGCAAAGTGAGGCCACGTACTTGAGTTCCGATAACGTCTCCGTTGACATCCCGGTACGCTGGGACATCTCCAAGAGCGCATCCCCGGCGTTGGCGTATTTCCCTATCATGAGGCCGATGGCTCCGCTGACGGCGGCCCCAACCACCATCATGGTTTTTCCTATTTTTCCGATTTCCTGGGCATGGGTTTTAACATAACCATCGGCCTTTCTGAGGTTCCCCTGGAGTTCCGTTACGTCGGCGGAAATCTTAACCAGCAGGCTCTTAATCGTCATCTAAATTTTCTCTTAGTCCATCATCCCCACGTTGCGCTTTATCTCCTCAAGCTCTCTCCGGGCCTCATCCTTTGTCCTCGGCTTCTTCCGGCTCCGCATAGACTTCGGGAGCAATGTCTCCGGGTCGATCGTCCGGCCCCTCTTTATGTGGGGCTGAAGGAGGTAGGATGTGAACCAGGCCAACCGGAACCATGCGGCCTTCTCCCGCTCCTCCTCCCTCTCGTTCTGGGCCTCGACAGCCAGGCTGAGTTCGCCGGGCGTCAGTCGCCGGAAATCTGCTTCCCGGATGATCCCGAACCGCGCCGCTACTTTCCTTTCTTCCTTGAACCGGGGATGGTAGCTGCCGGGCCCGCCGCTTTTTTTCCGCCCCCGTCAAGCTCCACAGGAACGCCCGTGAGCCCGCTCTGGGCGAAAATCGCCTCTGAGACAGGCCCCAGGATCGAGAGGATGGTATGGGCTCCCGACTGGATCGCCTCGTTCAGCAACGTTCTTGTCTTCTGCTCCGTGAGCTCGGGGTCCTCCCACTTCATCCCGGCATAGGCGAGGAAGGGCAGTTCCCTGGCCGTGATGTTGAGCTTCGAGATATCGAAATCCTCTTCCTCTTTCTTGCCGCTATACTTCTCGGTAATCAGGTCCCAGGCGTCGAAGTTGTAGACGAGCCTCCGCGGCTTGTCGAGCTTGAGAATGAATTCTTTCATCAGGGCACCCGGACGACTGCGACCGTGAGCGACACAACGGCGGAATAGGTGATCTGAACCTTACCGTTCGCATCATCGAAGCGGTTCTTAGGGAACGGCCCGATCATCCGCTCCTGGCCGGCGGGGATGGCGACGGCAGCATCGTGATCGGCGCCCTGATTGCAGGCAACCTGGGAATTCACCGTAACCGTCTGCGAGACTCCGGCTCCGTTCTTGGCATGGAAGAACTCACGGCCCGAGTTTGGGAACTCGTCCCCGCCCGCAGCCGCTGCCCCATAGGTTGGCGTGAGTCCGCCGAGGACAACTATCTGGACTGATAATGTGGCCACGTCTCACCTCCTTACGCTGCGGCTTCGGTCACGACGGCGGTTGATTTCATCGAAAAAGCGATGGTCACCGCATCGTCTAATGGAGCTTCCCCCGAACCTTCCCCGAGCTGGAAATAACCGCGATAAACGTAACTCGGAGTTTTGAGGCGCAGATCGAGCTGTTTGGGAGTCGCATCCCAGAAGCCTTTTTTCATTTCGACGAGTCCGGCATTGTCTTCGATGAGGAAACAATCGAAGTCAATGGAGACCTCCCGGTTGCCGGGAAGGCGTTCCTTCCATCCCGCGGAATCCTTGTCTGTCGTATCGATTTCTTCAAGCCCCCAGCTCCACGAGGCATCCTTCTGCCCGCCGACTTTCGTCCAAACGGGCGAGCCATAGGTCCCGGTGTTGACCTCGACGTAGGTCAGAGTCCCTGCGATTTTACCCATTTTTTACCTCCTGTTTAGGTTCTTTCTTTTCGAGATCGTCTGGAGTCGGCTCCTTCGGTATCTCGACTATCGAGCCGCCGGGTTTCTCTTTCGGCGCGAAGAAAATCCGTTTGGCCCGAAAAACGAAGACAATCCTAATCTCGGAAAGCGGCCCTTCCCTTACCCGCATGACCGGGCTGATGGCTGTCGCGTAAAGCCCGAGCTCAAAATCCCCGGCATCGATCGTCTCTTTACCGACGTTAATGGCCCGGTCCGTCATGGCCATGAGTTCGGCGGGTGACGCGCTTCGCAAAGAGACCGGATAGCGGTATTCAAGATTTTCCGCGAACTGCTCTCCCGTCAAAGTGAACGAAGGAAAAAGGCCCCAGCTCGCCGGCTCTTTCTTCGGCTCTTTATCGAGCGCCGGAAAGATGGCGATCCGTTTCCGAATGATTTCGCCAATATCAATTCGCATCTTAAACCTCCTCAATGAGATACCTTATTCTCAGCACGCCGTGTCTCGTCACGCCATCTAAATCGATTAGAATCTGAGTCATATCCAGGCCCGAATAGACGGCCCGAAATTCCTGGCCCAGGGAAAGCGCGTCGCCGGAAAGCGCTCGGAGAATTGCATCCTGCATCTCAGCGCATTCCTTCCGGCCCGGATAGTCTGACCAGATATGGAGAGTCGATGTGACCTCCTGGCCGGCAGCGAACTTGTCGGACCAGTCCCGGCCCGAGACCTCGCCCATGACGATGTAGGGCATGGCCACGTCTTTCCCGGGGAAGTCATCGTAAACCGCGAAGCCCGTCTCGGAGATGATCCGGTCACGCTGGGATTGATGAAGAGGAAGGAAGGGGCTTTTCACGTTATTTCCATTCCTTCCCCAGAACTCTTTCAATTCGGATGACGAGCTCGCCGGAGAAATCATCGTATGCCGGCGTAAGGTATGGCCTGGGTTTAAGGCCGCGTTCATAAATTGCTTTACAAACCGGCCAGGCCGAATCGAAGCCGTGATGGCGGGCCCAGCTTTCGAGGGCGTCGGGCGGGGGGAAAAACTGTTTATGGCCGACGGCGGGCCCGGCCCCGAACTCGATATAGGGGCCGTGTTTGGCGGTCGGCCCGATCTCGGCCTCAATCCCCTTCGGCGCGAACTCGACGATTATCGAGGTCGCGCAGTTCCCCGTATCCATAGCCGGCTCCGCTCTGAGATAGGCCTTAGCCCGGGCCTGTATCTTTAGCGCGATGTCGCCCACCTCGGCTTTAACCTCCGCCTCCTTCTCTTTCGACACGCGCTTCAGGAGGTCGGAGACATCCTTGGCGTCCTGAAGCTCGACCTTGAATTTCACTTCGCCTCCGTGCAGAGGATCTCGAGGAACTGGTGGCCTTCGTCGATGTCGATCGTAGACACGATCTCCAATATCCGCCCATTGGCGCTTATCCGCATGTCCTCCTTAATGTCCTGCCTGAACCTCGTCTTGACGCGGTGTGTGACCTCGGCCTTAATTTGGTGGGCGTAGAAATACTCCCGGCCCGTGAGCGGTTCGATCTTTGCCCAGGCCTCACCGCAATTTATCCAGGTCACGAGCTTTCCGCCGTAGCCGTCGTCCGCCGTGACCGGCTGCTGGAAGAAGATCCGGTGCCGGAGTTCGCCGATCGACGGAAACTTCCTCATAGGTAGATCACCCTGTACGGCCTCATGAGCGCCCAGACGCCAGCGGGGAGCTCTTCCCCCTGCCGGCCCTCGTAGAAGTGGCCCAGGACGCGGAGGACGGCTTCCCGCAGCGCCTTGGGAACTGAGCCGGCGGCGTCGCCGTAGCCGGCCTTGAACGTGACGATGAAGGAGGCAAAGCCGCGGTGGATCGGCCAGACGCAGCCCGTCTTGATTCTCACCCTCCCGGGCGAGGCCTGCCCGAGCTCGACGTCGTAGAGCGTGGAGCTGATCAGAGTCTTGACGCCGACGTCGTCGATCGTCTCGATCTTCGAGACCTCCTGGAGCGGCGGCCGCGGGACCTTGACCGTGCCGCCTGCCATGTCGAGCGTCAGCTCCCAGGTCTGCGTGACGAACGCGCGGAGGGTCGAGAGCTCGACGAACTCTCTGGCGGCCGTGATGAGCGCGGAGATGAGCGTGTTGTCGTCGGCCCCGTCAACCTTTAGGAAGTTTTTTGCCTCGGCGAGGCTTATCGGCTCCACCGCCGGCGCCGCTGTCAGCTTGAGCGTCATCTTTCACCTCCAGGGCCTTCGTCTCCAGGACAAGCTCCTTGTCCTCCTCGGCCCAGCCCTCGCGCAGGAACACCCCGGCCAGGTCGTCGGGGAGGTCGTATTTCTGTCCGGCCTGGTACTCGAAAACCTGGATCCCATCCGGGCTTCCTCTCATCGTCTTAAGCATCCTGATATTCATGGCTTCTCCTTCGTCTATTGAGGAAAGCGGGGGGACGGTTTCCCGCCCCCTCGTTCCTTAAACTTCAGCTTCTACTTGGACTCAGGCAACGGGAGCGTGGCGAGGACGCCCGAGAACGGCGGAAGCGCCGATGATCGAAGTGGGCGTGCCAGCGGTTCCCTCCGTGCTGAACACCTTGATGAACTGCTTTTTGCCGATGTAGCCCAGCTTCTTCGCCATGTTGGCATCGCCGCCGACGGCCTGATTGAAGACGATCGTCGTCCCGCCGAGCATATCCTCAGCTGCGACATCCGCATAGCTGCCGCCCGAGGTGTCGCACTCGGTCAGCTTCCAGGTGTAGGTGGCCGCCACCGCGCCCATCGCGCCGGATTGGAAAACGAACAGCGCGCCCTCGAACCCTTGCAGATCGACGGCGATTCCGGCCCCGGCGGGTCTTGCCACCGGCCCGAAGGCCGGGACAACTTTGTAACTGTTGTAAAGGTCTCTCATGTTCCTCTCCTTACGCAGACACTTTCTGCTTCCGCAGGGCCTCGGCCAGGATCACCTGGGCGTCGACGCGCTTCCAGAACAGGAAGCCCACGAGCCCCTGGGTCGCGTAGACCTCAAGGAGCCGCTGGACCACAACGTCCGCCCGGTCGACGATCAGGTAGCCCGCCTTGAAGTCGCCGAAGAGAATGGGATAGGACCCGGCCGCGACGGTGGGCATGTCGACCGCTTCGATCACGGGATAGCCCAGGAGCGTCGAGGGCTGACCGGCTTGAAGCCCGGGTTGCCAGATATACTGGGTGTTCACATCCTTGAACAGCCGGATGGCGAGCAGGGTCGAGCGCTTCATCACAAACTTGCCGTTTTTCGCGTAGTAGTCCGGCAGGTCGTAGCAGAGATTGATGATCCCGTCGGGCGTGAGCAGGCTGGCGTTCCCGCTGACGACGAACGGCACGCTCGTGTTGGTGAGCAGGCCCTCGGGCTTGGAGACTCCGTTCCCGGAGACGCAGGCTGCGCCCTCTTTCTTGGCGAACTTTTCGGCGGTTTTCCTCTGGATATAGGCGGCAACATCGAAGGCCGCGTCGTCCAGGAGCGTCCGCTTGGGCGTCACGAGCGCCCGGAGCTCGAACGGCTCGAACTTTTCGAGCGCGAACTTGTAATCGCCCGCGACGAGCGCCTCGTCCGGCCAGGCCGCCGTCACGGAGTCCACTCCCTCTTTCGGGAACTCGACCCCGGAGACGGAGATTGTCTCGACCGACGCGATCTGCCGGATGGGCGAGAGCTCGGTCAGAAGTTCGATGAGGCGCGCCCGGTACTCGATGGGAGCGACGTAGCCGCCGGTGATGTCCTCGGAGATCCGCATCGTCTTCTGCTCTTCCTCGCTGAGCTTCTGCGCGCCCTTCCGGACGAAGGTCTCGAAGGCCTTCACCTCCAGGGACTTTTCCTTCGACGCGGTCCCCGATCCCCAGGACCGGAACTCTTTCAGGCGGACCTCGAGCTCGTCGAGCTTGGCCTTGATCTGGTTCTCAGCCGCGTGGCTTTTTTCCTGATAGGCCTTGAAGTCGGCCTCGGAGATGCGGCCCTTGAGCTGGTCCTCGTACTTGAGGCGTTCGTCGGTGATGAGCTTGGTGATCTTCTCGATGTCGCCCTTGATTTCCGCCTGGAGATCGGTCTTGACTGCGTCGACTAATTCTTGTTTTTCCTTGTCCAATTTTTCCTCCTCTAAGATTTTTCGAGGGTATCGATCGTCTGCTTGAATAGGCGCTGCGGCTTTGCCTTCCCGGCTTCCAGTCCCTCGATAACCGGCTCCAGGAGGCTGCGTTCTTTTTCGGAGTGGTGGTCGACCGGCTCCGCTTTCGACGGGTCGGCTCCCGGCTGAGTGGCGTCCGCCGGCTCAGTGAGAGTGGCCGTCTCGCCGCAGGATTTGCAGACGAAAACGAGCTGCTTATCTTTTACGGCAGCCTCGAAGCTGCCTTTATGATCTTTGCAGTGTGCCCTGGCCTCATCCGCAGACCAGCTATCCTTCGGATAGCGGTAGGCCTGGTCCTCAGACCCGCCGCCCTTCTTGAACCCGATGATGACGAAGAATTCCTTGCCATTGTGCTTGCGCTTCATCCGGGTGAAGCGCTCATAGCCGCCCGGCTCATGAAGCCGGCAGGCATGCTCATTCGGGTAGGGTTTCGTCTCCGTTTCCTCCTCCCCCTCCTCCTTGATCGCCTCAATCTGCGCCTGGTCATTCATAGGCCAGAGCGTGATCGAGCCCTCGTTGAGCTTCACTTCTTTGAGGCGGCGAACTATGATCCCCTCGGTTGTCTCGAAGATCCATTTGACCGCCCTATAGCCCATGGACAGGCCGAGCTTTATGGCCTTGCCGAGCAATGTTTTCGCTGCCTTATAGGCCTTAAGTCCGCTTTCGAGATCGAGAAAAAATCCTCCTTCGATAAAGAGACCCTTCTCGTCCTCCTTACCAGTAAATGAGCCGACGATCCCTTCGACCGTCCCTTGGTGTGCCCAGAGGAACGGGAAGACCTTTTTATCCCGGAGTGTCTTCTTGAAGGCCCCGGCTTCGACGGCGTCCAAGCCGCTATCGACGTTCCCGAAGGTAGAAAGATAGCCGGAGAACTTACCCTCCTCGGTCAGCTCCTTGATCTCGAGTTCAAATGTCTTTTTTTCCATGCTAATTCTCCCTTTGAATCATGACGGCCAGGTTCATCTCCTAACCTCGAACGAACACGAACACGAGCAGGAAGGATGCAACGGGGGGGCCTCGACGCCGCCCGGGAAAACACCGTCCGCCGGGATGTCCAGCCCGTCCAATTCCTCACACTCCTCGCATACCCGCCCGCTCTGCCCGGTCGTGCTCCAAATCTTGTAGACATCGCCCACGAGCCAGCCATCCTCCCTGGCCTGCCCGATCGCCTCGAGTTGGCCGGCGTTGTAGGCGAAGGAAAGCTCGGTCCTGGCGATATTCTCGGCGCGGACCTTGTGAAGGAACTCCGCGTATTCCTTGACTTGGCGAACGATGATCTCTTCAGCCAACCCGGATGCGCGAAGTCCCTGTTCGAGGTTAAATACGGCCTTGGCGTAACGCTCGCCAAGCCCGACCAGGTTCCTGAGCCTTACTGCCAATTGATAAGGCGTCCTGGATTCAAACGAGATGAAGCTCCGGAGTGCGGTCTTTATGGCTGCGATCTGTGCATCGGTCAGTTGTTTTATAAGCTTCGCGCCGTGGTCCGTGATCCGTTTTTTGACCCGCAACTTCGTGACGCCAAAGACGAACTCTTTCCTGGGAAGCGCATTGACGCGCCTGGCGACTTCCCCGCCGACCTCGGAAAATACGCCTTCCTGAACCCGCCTAAAGTCGCCCTTGACGAACTCGCCGATTGCCCGCCCCCATTCCTTCTCCCACTCGATGGGTACGCCCCCAACGCGGATCGCCCGCTTCGCCTCCTCGGGCGTGATAAATTCGGCCATGCCCCGCCAGAGAGAGAGGAGCGGCCGCGCAACCTTCTTTCGATTCCGGACGATGTACGAGGCCAACCGCGCCGTGTTCGAGGCGTCTATAATCGTCACCCGCTGCGCCTTCGCGAACTCGGGCTCCGAGATGAGCGCCTGGATCTCGATCATCAGTCCTCTCCCCCCTCCCCGCCGGTGACCGCGCCCAGCGGCAGCACCGTGGCTGACACGGTCGGCACGTCCATGGCCGGGTCCTTCGACTTCTCTATCCCCATGATCTCGAGCGCCTGGTTGCGGGAGATGATCCCGCGGTCGACCGCCTCTCCCGCCCTCGTCCAGACCTCGCCTATGTCCGCGGCCAGGGCGTCGATGTCCGAGGCGTCGTAGTCGAAAAAGAGATCGCTGCCCTCCTCGAAGGCCGGCACGAT